CTGAAGAGGACACGCAGTATTCTATGGTTACAAATTTATCTTGCCCTAAATGTCATTGTTATGTAGAAGTTTATCTTCCTAGAAATGCTTACGATTAATGATTTTTGGATTTGTAAAAAAAATAGTTAAATATTATATAGATATAGTAATTAATTGGTTGCGTATGAAAAAATTTAATTTAGAGCTAGATAATGATATAAAAAAATATCACGAAGAAATGGATAAAAAAATAAAAAAACCTGTTGTAAAACAAATTGGCAAGTTTGGAGAGGATGGTTGGTCTATTTCTATTGGAGATGTAGAAGATGGAGGTTCCTAGTATAGATATTCGTGAGATATATATTCCAGAAATATATATTCCAGAAATATATAAACCTGATATTCCAGATACTACGCAATACTTAGATATAAATACGCCGGGTTGTACTTACCAACATCGAGATGTAAAAAATACAGGAAATCATAATTTATTATTAGATGATCCTAATGGTGTATATACAATATGTGATTTTGCTTTTCCTAGTTTTATACCTCCTGTTTATAATCCTAATCAGATGACAGTTGTAGAGGAGCCATTACCAACAAATAATTTAGAGCCGAATATCCCAGAAACCGAAATTCCTAAAGTTCCAGAAGAAAAAAACAAAGATGAGATCGTAATACCAGAATGTCCAAGTTCAAAAGACCAGCGAATAGGTGATTACAGAAATGCAAAGAAGCTTGAAATCGTAGTTGGACATCGCTTAGATAAAACTGAGTGCATTACTCTTTATGAAGACGTACCCTTCAAAGATCAATACATCCCTTCTGTTAATCAATTTACTGGTGTTT